AACACGTTCCCATTTGCTCCAACTCTTATAAAATCTTTTTTGGTAGATTACAGTTGAATTGTAAGGTTGGTATTGTATTAGAACAGCATCTCCATTTCTTTTGTACTTTGTTAACCACCCATTATTATTTGTTCCAGCTGGATTGTTCAAAGTAAGAACAACATATCTAGTTCCTATCGGTAAAGACATTAATTGTTCGTTATTGTCGAAATCTATTTGTAGGTTGGCATCATAAAAATTAGTACCATCATCATTTGTTAATTTAAATTTTTGCCAATCCTTTTCTGTAAACTTACTTTCTACATATTCAGGAGTAGTAAAGCCATCTCTTTCAAGGGTTTCATTAAATATTTGTAGCTTTTCATCAATTGTTGTGTTAGCTTGATTAACATTTGAATTAAAAGCGTCCACATTGCTATCATAAGTTTTTTGGAATGTATCTGAAGCTAAATCATAATCCGTTTTGATAGCGTCACGTTTAGCATCAATTTGTCTTAAAGCTTCTTCTCTCTCTAGGTCAATGCTTTGGTTAGACGATATTAACGCGTCTGTAATTGAAACAATAGCGTCTGCTTGAGCCTTGTTTATTTTAATGAGGTATTCTTCAGCTGTTTGCTTAATAGATTCAATCAACGTTTGTGTATCGCCTATATCTTGCTTAAGTTGTTGCACTTTCTTTTCTAATTCCGAACGCAATTCATCAAACATTCGAATATAAGATACTTTGATATCACTTTCGATTTGATTGATAAGACTGTCGCGTACCGTGAATTTAAAAGTGCCTAACACAACAGTGTCGTCTTTTCCTACGTTGTTTACATCGTTGAGTGATAAGTAAATTTCACCCAACACTTCAGAATCGACAACGTTTTTCAGAAACCATTGAGGTACCGTAACACCTATTAATCCTTTCATTGGATCAATGAATTCTACGTCTAATACACCTGATGTACTAGGTCGTTTTTCTTCTGTTCCGTTCGCAGCTTTAAAGAAAGCATAACCTTTAACATTCTTATCGCTGATTAACAAAGGTTTGTTGTCTTTTTGTACTACAAATTGAAATTTAGCAGTGTTTTTATCGAGATTATAAAAACCGATACCTCTATTAGATATCGGTTGTAAATATGGTTCTTCGTTTAAATCAAGTTTACCTACTTTTTCTAATTCCATTATTTAGCACCCCACAATACTAATGCTATTGCACATCCACGTTCTTCAGTGTATTCAGAAGTTATTTTCATGACACGACCTTTACCATTCACATTATCTTTATATCCTACACCTGCTCTACCGTTGATATAGTCGCCTGGTATAACGTCTTTTTCAATGTTCGTGTAGATTTGACCTAATAATCCGACTACATTCCATTCAGGTCGTTCTGAACGTGATTGATAATCGATTTTGTCGTTATATTCAGGGTTTTCTACTGGTATGTCACGCCATTCGAAAGAAACATTTCCTTCATCGTCTACAAATTCAACTTGTTTTCTGTTTGTAATCGTTACTCCATACTCATTTTTTAAAAATCTATCTTTATGGTGGAATGTTTTTTCATTTGCTACCAATGCAGCAGTTCCAGATATAACGCCAATTGGTGTGTCATTAGGTTGCGCTTTTCTTATCTTATCGCCGTCTAATGTAACGATAGTTCCTAAATCGATTGCTAATCCATTTTGTGACTCAAATAACTCTGCGATATCGGCACTATCTTGTTTAAGTTGACCGGCTAAAGTTAAGTTTCCTGAATAAGTGCTTAAATCAAATTTAATGTTAGATGTAGAAGCATTACCACTAGAACCATATCCAGCGACAACATGATAGTTACCAGGTGACTTAACACGATTACTATTCATAATCAGTTGTGTATGGCCTTTTTTATCAGTTTCAGAATTAAGTGAATTGATAATACCGCTACGTGAACCATAAGATTTGGAGTTAGCACCAGAACCTAATACAAAGCTACGATTACTGTATGCTTTCGAACCACCTGTAGATGCAATAACTGCACTAGCGTTTGCTACACCAGCACTTCCTGTAGACGCTATACTAGCGCCGCCTTTTCCTACTGTAGGTGGTGTGTCGTACTTTTCTCCTGCTATCCATGCAGAAGTTGAATAATTATCAGCTGTGACGCCGCTAATCATAGCGTGGTTATTTGTCAAACGTAATCCTATACCTGAACCATTGCCGTGTAAGTTACAATTAGTTATTTTAGTGTCGTATATTTTACTTCCAACACCGATACCGATATTGTTAGATGAATTCCAAATATTTATGTTATTTAGTGATACTCTAGACGGTCTATTATCTCCGCCAAATAATCTAATATCTACTTCTGCATTTTTAAAGTTACGCACATCAATATTATTAAGCGAGATGTTTTCGGACATGAATTGGATGGCTATTGCTGGTTGTTTTTTATCTAGTTTTCCACCTTCTAATTTTCCGAAATCACTATCACCTATAGCTGTAAAGTTATTTACAGAAACATTTCTATAAGCACTGATTAATAATGCTCTAGGTGTTGAGCCTGGATACACACCATTGTATTTAGGGTTTAAAGCTAAGCAATTATTTAGCACCACGTCATAAGCAGTCAAACTTTTATTGTCCGTTTTAGCTCTATGATGACCGATGTGTCGAATGTTGTAAGCTCTTGTATCTTCGATTGATACGTGACCGTTAACGAATACGCCACTTGCAGCACTTGTGTTACTGTGTGCTTTGATTTCTAAACCACCGAAGTTACCTTTGGTTCTGTTGTTTGATAAGAACACATATTGTGAGCCATCGTCAATTTCTATACCATTGTTATTACTTCCACCTGTTGGTGTATGTGCATAACAATTAGAAATTGTAATGTAACGAGAGTGATGGGTAGTGATACCATCATCTCCGCAACCATATGCCTCACAATTATCAATATGAATATGCTTACTTTCTAATGCGTAAGGCACTCTGTTTCCATCGCCTTCGTAGTAATAATTGTCATTTGCATATGTTACATCGATACAGTGTAGTAAAGCGTCATATGATTTAACGTTATAGATATATCCATTAGTTACACCCGCAAATCTAATGTTAGATGAACGAGAGCCACCGGTAGCTTTAAGTGTTTTATTTTGTCTAAACTTATTCCCATTGAACGAAAAACTTTCTAAAGAAATGTTTTCAGCTCCGCCACTCATTTTTAAGTTAGTGATACCTATGTTCTCTGCTGGTGTTTTATCCATTAGCTTAATAGTAGTAATGTCTTTACCTTGTCCTACCAAACGAGAGTTGTTAGGCATTTTAATACCTGTTGTAAGGTAAGTACCGCCACTCATAGTTACCTGTACATTGCCGTTACCTAATGCGTCTTGGAAAGCTTTCGTACTGTCCTTTTGACCTGTAGGATCTCCGCCAAAGTCATCAACGTTAACAATACGTTGTATTTTCTTAGTTAAGTCGGCTCTTAGTTCTTCTCTAGCGTTACTTTCTCTTAAAAAGTCGTGATATAGACGTTGGTGTAAAGAATCGAAACTTTGAGCGTCCATTGATGTGTGACTAGCTTTTAATTCGTTATTGCCATCACCGTTATGACCTAACACAAGATGTTCAATAAGTTCATCTTGATAATTTTCATGATTAGATAATACGACATCTTTACCTTTTGTAGTTTTGTGTTTGATTTGATCAGTTGTATGCGCATTTTTTTGAGTGGTTAAATGCTCGTTAAAGCTATCATCACTTTTATTAGTCCAGTATTTTATTTGTTCGAAGTTATTCTCAAGTTGACTTACAAACTTTTGACTAAAGTACGAGTGAAGTTTCGTAATTAAGTTATCTAATTTCAAATTTTTTGACCTCCTTAGCCATAAAAACCATAAAAGTTTTTAATCAATTCGTACATAATGACCTCGTGCCCTTTTTCATTAGGGTGTACCCCGTCAGGCATACTCGATTTTCTGTACGAAGGTATATTGGGTTTGAATTGTGTTGAATGATAAGCGTCATAAACAGGTATATCCAGTTCGTTACAAGCGTCTATTTGAACATCTACATAATCAGCTAAAGTGTGACCTAAATCGTTCTTAGTAGTGTCTTTTCTTACGGTTTTGCCGTCTTTTATATAACATTGTTTAGTAGGTGTCATAACAATTATTTTAGAGTTAGGGTTATTACTCTTGATTTTAGTGATAGCACTATAAAAGGCACCGTAAAACGTTTTAGTATCCGTTTTATCAGTGCCTATATTAATATCATTAGTCCAATCATCATCTGTACCTTGCACAATGATTAAATCAGATTTAATTTTGGTCGCTTGTTCATAAATGCTATTATCTTTGTTTGTGCTCATTGTCGCACCACTAACAGCTAAGTTTGTTGATTTAGCCTTTATCTTCTTAGCTAACATTTGAGTAAAATTAGTTTTAGCACCAGTACCTTTAGCGACAGAATCTCCAATAGTACCTATTGTTTTAACTTTCCTAATCTTAGACTTAGGTGTAAAGTCGTGAACAATAGTACCGTTTGCAGTTGTAACACTCTTAGCATGCGCGCTTTCTAATCTTCTTTTTATTTCATCGGTTTTCTTCTGCAAATCTTGTGCAGTCTTAGTATTTGCGTTGTTTTGAGCTTGAATCATCCTTAAGTCTTTAGCTGGATCAGATTTGTTAGACTTAATAGCTTTAACATAATTTGCAGCAGTGTTTACTGCTTTCATGTATCTATCTTGTAATCTAAATTCCCCAAGCACTACGTCTTGTTTGATAATCTTGTTGTTAATATCTCGTTGCGTAGTGATTTCGATAATTCTAACAAACTCATTTAAACCTATTAAATCATCAATCACATTCACAATATCCCCAACTCTAGGTACTGCTTCTTTAAAATGTTTTTGCAAAGAAATAAAATCTAGTGTTACAGACGTTTTTAAACTTTCTTGTATAACTAACTCCATAGCTTTTTTGAGTGTATCCCCTTTAGTTATGCGTCCATCTACAACAGGTGGTGCATGGCGTTTGCCTATTAAGTCAGCTAAGGGGTGTGTATACTCATATTGCAAGCTGGCTTCGTTGAAAGTTTGTTGCTCATCAAAGCCACCATAACCTCTGATGTATGTGTAACACTTAGAAGCATCTTCTTGGACTTTTACATTATTAGCATTGACACCTGCTTTAATGTAATAGTTAGCTTTTCTTTGAACAATATCATATAAATGAAATGTCTTTGTTTTGGCGTTATATTCATATTCTAAGTTATATCTTTCCAAACCTTTTTTGAATAATTCTAAATTGGTATCGTGGTTACCTAGATTTTCAAATTTGGAAGATGAAACCTTAGCGTGTAATTCATACTTATAACCGGTATCTTTAAAAACTAAATCGAAGTAGCTTTTTCCTGTAAAACTACCGTTATATACTTCGTATACTCTTAAATTGTTTAGATCATCTAATTCGACAGGACGCGCTTTGATTGTTAACTTTTCCTTTTGACCTACAGTTGTTTTGTCTAACATAACGATACGGTATTCGTTTAGGTCATCAGCACCACCAACACCTGTAATCGTCCACATTTTAGTAATAGCCCCTATAGCGTCAAATGTAGCTTTGTTTTCTACCATTTCTATTTCTAAGGAGCCATCTTCATTTAATTTCTCGTTTAATTTTGTTTCTACAGGTAGGGATTGCCCAATGCCCTGTAACGTTTTTAATAATATTGGCAATTAAGCAACCTCCTTACAAGTAATATCTTTTATGTTTAAACGTAATTTTTTGAAGTTTCTTAGTAGTATGGAAGGTATTCCAACCAGGCATTAATACAGGTTGTTGTTTTGTCTTGTTGTAATCATCAATGCGTAAGTTATTACGATATACATGAATGCCGTCAAATTTGATAACATCACCGGCTCTCAATTCTAATCCACTTATTTTCATAATGTCACTATGTGTCATATAGAAGTTAAAACCATCGCTATCATTTTTACTGACATTTTCTCCAAGTGTCATTTCTACAACACTATCTTGGTTAAATTGGTTAATTTCAGCTGTACCACCGTAATATACATCGCCCACTTTAGTGTCATAGAATGTGTATCTACGTTCTTTATGAGATGTGTTGAACGGGTTTTTGTCTGGAATACCCCATTTATTCAAGTTACCACTCTCTTTTTCTAAATCTGTACTATACCCAATACTCTCAAAGTATGGTAATTCAATCGTTTCGAAATCTAGTGTGAATTCACCTGACGTTTTAGTAGTATCGAATGACACTTCATTAACTAAGCCAACAAGTATCTGCCTGCCGTCAACATATTCTAGTTCAAAAGATTGTTCCTTAGGTTCGAATATATTCTCGAATTTAATTTCACTTTCAGACGCTGCTAATTCTCTAAGATAAAAATGACCTCTGAGCATAGCTTGTATGTTCGCTTTTAAATGAGAAGCATAAGCTATCTTTTCTACATCGTATCTAACCGTCATAGATATACTTTTCTTTTCTTCTTTAGTAGCATTATGAAATCTACCGTTAACACGATCAATTTCATCAAACTTTCGGTCATAGCCAGCACCTTTAACGTCGTAAGAAACAACTCTCAACGCAGTACCAGTGAAGCGATTGTCACTAATACGCAAACGTTCTTTATCTTTGTAAACTTCAACATCATGTAATATCAATTAACAATCACTCCTTTAAAATAATCCGAAACTTGCGTCTTTTGAGTTGGAATCTTCAATGTAAGATTTAATAGCTGGTATATCCGACTCGTTGCGAACAGTCACATTAACGATAGGTTTATTGTTCTCTTGCATGCTATGGCGCACGTCTTTACTCATATGCGCATTCACATCGCTATTTAATCCACCTGTTAAGTCTGATGTTAAATCAGTGTTTAAATCAGGGCTAAATGCGTTAGTTACATCTTTCGCTAAACGACGACTGGCATTAATAGCACTATTGCTTTGTTCCATAATACCGATGCCTAAACCTTGAGAAATGTATCCACCTATGCCTCTGAATACACGTGAAGGTGAGTGAATACCTAGTACGTTTTTAGCTGCACTAACTGCTTTTTTAGCAATGTTTGCGGCAGCATTTATAACTCTACTTGCGCCATTCGCAATACCTCGTGCAATACCTGAAGCAATATGCAATCCTGCAGATACCATTTTTCCGAAGAAACTTCTGACTTTGGAAACAGCTCTACCCATACCAGAAGCCACTTGTGATACAACTCTAACAAAACCACTAACCACGCCTTGAACAAATCTACTCATCGCAGAAATGATACTTGAAACCCAACGAGCACCACCAGAAATGATGCGACTTAATGCTTGCATCATTTTTTGAGCAACAGTTGAAACTACACGTGAAAACCAACTTGATACTGTATTCCATATTCTAGTAACTGCACCTGAAATCGCAGACCAAATTTGGTTCCAACTTGTAATATTAGTACCAAGTATTCTGTTCAAAACATTGAATATGAAGTTAGAAATTTGGCCCCAAATTGACAATATGGTATTCCAAATCGTACTCATTACATTAGAAATCGTAGTTTGTAATGTTTGCCAAGCGCCAGAAAAATCTCCGGTAAGGAGCTGTATTAATGCAGTAAACAAACCGAAAATCAATTGCGTAGCAGCTTGTAGTATTCCACCTATCGCAGTGAATACTACTGAAATCACAGTCCAAAGAGATTGGAAAGCAGTTACTAAACCATTGATAAGGCTGATGAATAAGAAGCCGAGAACTTGGTTTGCAACTTGTCCTAACATTTGTAAGATAGGCATAATTGGTTGTAGCGTTTGTTCGATAGACGCTCTGAACTGATTAAACCAGTTAATCACTGTTTTTACAGCGTTCATTATCGTATCTTTAATTGTGTTCCAAGCTTCAACACAAGTTTTTCTGAAATTCTCGTTCGTTTTCCATAACCAAACAATAATACCTATTAAAGCAACGACAACGCCTATGATAGCCAATACAGGCCATGAAATCGCGCCTATAGCTACACCCAATGTTTGGAAAGCACCACTTAACATAGGTAAGATACGCATAATTGTACTAATAGGGCTCATAAGGAGCCTGAAAGCTATTTTTACTAAGTTTAATGCACTTCTAAGTATTTGAGTGTTTCTAGCAAAAGCTAACATTTTACCGATAGCTTGGATTAAACCTACACCGAACACATTAGATAGCATTGTACTTACTGCGATGATTGGTGCTAGTAAAGCCCACAACATACCACCGAGTATCATACCTATACCAACCATTCGAGCTATAGCTGGGTGTGTTTCGAACAACTTAGCTATGAAACCAGCTAATGCTGTTACTACTTTTAATATCACGCTTGCTATTGGTGCCATTGCAGTGCCGAATGCAACCAAAACTCTTACGATATTACCGATTAGATCCATAATGACTGGGCCATTCTCTTGTACATACTGAACAAACTTTTTAAACCCTTCAGATTTACCAACTTGTTCAGACCATTCTCTAAACTTAGCAGTCATTTTAACTAGCCAATCAAAGATATTAGAACTGTTTTGAGCGAACGCTTTCATCAAGTTACCAATACCCATGAATACATTGCCAAATATTTGACCTATTTTAGGTAAATTAGTTTTAGTGTATTCAATAAACGACTTAATAGCGTTCTGACCTGCTACACTGTTAGCCCAGTTTTGGAACTTTTTACCTAGATTATCTAAGCCTTTAGCAGTCCATAAGAATAGTGGACCTAATTGAGTGAATACATTAATAAGTCCGTCACCAAAACGTCCTGCAGCACTTAATAATGTGTTGAATGTCTTAACACCTGTTGTATTCATCATGTTAAAGAACTTGCTAGCAGTTTGGCTGTTTTGAGCCCATTTTAAGACACTCTGTGAAGCTTGTTCCATTCCTTTAGAGATACCTGCTAAGAATGGTTTCATGCGTCCTAAAGCTACGTTAACAGTGTCTAAAGCGTTAGATAACGTATTGAATATTTGAGATTGATTTTGCTTGATAATACCTTCCCAAGTTGATTTAACTTGTTCTAAAGACGCTTGGTATCTTCTTGTTTGCGCAGTAGCTTGTAATGTTCCGTCATTCAACATTTTAATTGCACTTACTGCCATAGCGCCAAATGCAAACGCACCACTTGCAGCAATACCAAATGCACCAGCTACACCTAATGCACCACCAGCAACTACACCTAATGCGTTAGCTACTGCCATGATGGCGGGTACTAAACCAGCTATAATAGGAATAAGACCTTGAAAACTAGCGATTAGCACACCTTTGATTTGTTGTCCAAACACAGTACCAAATGTACGAATACGAGTAGCTAATCTATCCATTTTATCGCCATATTCGTCTAAAGACAGACTTAAAGCTCTAGTTAATACTTGAGCTCTTGTCATTCCCCTTGTATCAAAGTTAACTTTTACCGTTTTATCATGTAAGGTTGCCAACATAGCCTTAGCACCTAATACTGAACGTTTTAAGGGATTGTTATTCCCTTTTATGTCTACTTCTTTATCTCTTAATTGCTGTAATTTCTCTTTAACTACTGCAATTGCTCGTTTGATAGGGTTGTTGTTACCGTCTATATCAACGGTATGTTCTCGCCAACGTTGAGCCATTGCTTTTGCAGTGTTTAAGGCTCGTTTAAACTTACTGATATTCGCATCGACTTGTGTTTCGATTTCATCGGGTATTTCAGTTTTTGCCATACGTTGAGCTTTTCTGATATTCCGTTGGAAATCTGTAATGATCGCCGATATACGAGCCATAAAGTTTTTATTCATGGCTAACCTCCTTTTTGACTAGTATTGCGTAATGAATTCATAAAGCGTCGTGTACCTTGTTTCTGAACATTTCTAATGCGTTTGTTATGTGCTAACTTACGTTCTTTCATACGTTCGTATTCTTCTGACTGTCCACGTACCTCGTATCTTGCACGTTCTAATTGCTTCTGTAATCGTTTAAGTGATTTACCAGCTTGCACAAGACCGTTAGCTTGAGCACCAAATAATAAAGTTTCTTGTTCATCAAGTAACGCCAATCTACGACCTACAACCCAGTCTTTCCATTCATTAGGCGTCAAACTCATTAATTCATCATAAGGAAGATAGCCTATGTATTGACTGGTTATCTGCCGTATTTCTGAATAATCTAGTAAGGTAGCTCGCCCATGATTTCTTTGTAATTGTTCTTCATGAACTCGATACCGTTCTTCGTAGACTCTTTCTCTTCTTCTTTGACCATAGATGGCGCTGAATTCATTTGTGTCCAGAATAGACGTGATTTCTGCTTGAAAAAACCACTATGATTTAAAACTTGCAATGCACCTTGTAATAATTCGATAGAGTCTTGTTTTTCATCAATAATTTCCATTAGTGTTTGTTCGATATCTTCACGTTTAGGTGCATTTTTACCTAAATAAGCCGTTGCACATTCCCAAAAGTCTGCAATTGCGATTGGATCACGTTCTAAAATACCGTTATAAATAGCATTAAAACCAGATACTTTAGTAGTTTTACCATTTTCATCTTGCTCGTCTTTAGCGAATTTCTTAGCCGCTTTATCAAATAAGAAAGTAGCTTTTGCTTCTACTTCTTCTCCGTTGATTTCTAATTCAGTAATAGGGTTGATTGTATTTTCAGTCATTCTTTAACCTCTTTCTGTTATTTTTACAAAAAAATAGAGGGCTTAATGCCCTCGTAAAGTTATGCACCAGCACTAGGTGTACGATTTTCATATGAGTCTGTATAAGCTCCCATATCTTCCCATTCAACTGTAGGAGCAGCAGCACTAGGATTGAGCCATTCTGGTGGCAATGAATCAACAGAACCGTTAGCACTGTTAAATTTAACTTTTGCAGTGATTTCGATTTTGTCATCCTCATCATCAAATGACCATTCGTGCTCTTCTACAATTACATAAGCGAAAGTACCGTGATGTTTACCATCACGTTTTTTAACTTCCCAAATCCATAATCGTAACTGTTTGAAGTTTTTAACTGACTCATCTAAAGCTTCTTGACCTTTGTCGCCAGGTACACGGTCAACAGTTAACTTGATTTCTTCTTCTACAGAGTTACGACTATAGTCTTTTTTGCCACCTGTAATCATTTCAGCTAAGTCATTACTGATTGTGTGTCCACCTTCAGCTAAACTAGCTAACAGAATAGCATCTTCTTCTTTCAGCTTGCTTGCTAAATCTTTGTCAGCGATTTGTAACGCTGCAATGTATTTATTCTGCACTATTCGTTACACTCCTTTGTAAAGTATTGTGTCTGTATTTAAAAACAAGCCGGATGATACCGTGTTTCGTGTACTGATCTATGTCAGTTATCACTTCTTGTGTATCAATCCGACTTTTAATGAATGAGTAATGTTCGATTTCAAATTCAGTATTAAGTACATGACCTAAAAACTGAATGATTTGTGCTACTTCATCACGATTTCTCGCTTGACTATACACGTGTAAGGTTACGCCTACATCTTCAAACATACTCGTTGTCGTTTCTTTATTAGTGACGTTTGTTTCACCCACAACGATATATGGGTAAACAGCGTCTTTTTGAACGCAATCAAAAACCCTACCACCAAGCTGTTTTTTGATGATAGGGTTGCTTTTTAATTTGTTATATATCTTGTTAAACAGATACCGTTCTACTGATACCCACATATCTTAACCACCTTATGAAAAATACTTATTGAAAAACGCTCTACCTTCATCGATTGCAGGTTCCCAAAAAGGCTGTGCATGTTGCCCTTTAGTTGTGTGCCAATGTCCGTCTGCGTCTTTGTAACGCCACGGGATATTCTTTGCACGACTACCACCCGGACCAACTGCGTATATCCCTGTACCGTAGTTGACGTAAACTGCGTACTCACTGCCGATATTAATAACGCCTGTTAATCCGCCCTTCTTAAAGTCCATAGAAACACTTTCTCTAAGATAACCGGTATCAACAGGCATGTTACTAACTATTGAATTGTGAATAATTGTTGTTGTCTTGGCTATACCTTTTTTAGCCCATCTAATCGTTTCTTTTTCAAACTCCTCAAGTTCCTTAACTAAATCCCAATTTCCGTATTTAACCTTAGCCAATAGGACATTCTCTCAATCTTGTTAAGTTGATTTCTTGTTGCCCGCCTTGGTCGACAGGTTCTCCTACTACTTCGTAAGTTTTACCGTTGTATTTAAATAAGTTTGTGTTAGTTATTGGCAGGCTGTACGGCGTATATAGGTTTCTGTCGTATGATTGGTTCATTTGATGAAACTTGAGTTGTTCAGATGAAGTAGGCGTATCCATAAATCCTTGTATTGTTTTTTCGCTCTTAAAGCGCTCTTGTTCACGTGGATACTCTCCTACAACCTCTCTTGAGCCTAATTCGATTGTATGAGGAAACTCATTTAATGGATTAAACATGATAACCAGTCCAACGTAAGCGTCTAAATGGTTTAAGGTAACCGTATGTTTCCTTAGGTAGATCAGTAACGAAAGTGTAGCTCACAGTACCCATAGTACGTGAAGAAATATTGCTAGTCGTACCTTGTTTAATACAGTTAGCAATGAATTTCTCTACATTACTAGGTAATGACTTCCTATTGAATGTTTGATTACAATATTCTTCAGCTACATTCAGATACTTTTCAATAAGTAATTCGATTGTTTCGTCATTTGAAGTATCATCGAGCGAGAGATTGTTTAATAATTTAACGTCTTGTGCGTTCATTACTCAACACTTCCTAATGCTTCAATGAGTTCATCTTTTTTCATACTAGAAAAGCCCTCTATTTCACGTTCTTTAGCGAGTTCTCTTAATTCTGATACTTTCATACCTTTTAAGTCTTTGTCGCTCTCTACACGCTCAATAAGGGGCTTGTTTTGACGGTTCTCTTTTGTGGATAGTTCAGTTAATCGTTCATCACTTACATTTAAACCTTTACGAGGGAACGTATCTCCAACGTTATATTCGTGGTTGTTATCTTGTAAGTCTGTGAAGTATTCGATTACTTTATACATACGTCACTACCTCCTTTTATGCGCCTGAGTCTGTAGTTCCTGCGCCTTTAGTAACCTTAACTGCTTTAGATTCATCATATAAGTATGCTACATAATGTTTATCACTGTATAAAGCAGTTGTTTTAGTTGAAGGATCACGGTCAGTTTCTAAGAAGAAATCACGTTTAGTGATTAATTTAACTGCACCACGTTTAGCTAAAATAGCTTCGCCCTCATCTAATTTCTTAGAACGTACAATGATAGCACCTAACGCTTCGCCAAACGCACCTTTAACGATAATGTTATCGCCTAATTCAGTAGCGCGAGTGAAGTTATCTGAAGCGCTAGAACGTAACTTACCAGCGTCTTTAGGATTAATGAATAATACCATTGGTTCTAAATCTTCGTCATCGAATGTATCGATAGCAGCTTCTAAACCTGCTAATGTGCCGATGTCTGCACTTACAGTTAATTTCGTACCTCGTAAAGCTTCTAATACGTCATTGTCTACTTTGTTAGCAATAGCTAAACCATGTTGACGTACTGCTTCGCCTTGAGGATCACCATAACCAGACAATAAAGCTTCGTCAGTAATATCAGTACCTTTACCAATTTTATGAATTTTAGCTTCACGTCTGTTAGTTTCAATTTTGTCTACAGGAATTTTTTGTCCTTCAGGTACTACTGTAGCGTCACCACTGTAAACAAATGCAGGGAAAGTTAAAGTGTCACCTGGTTGTCCTACTAATGTACTGTCAATGTCTGCAAATTGTGCAAATCTCAATTTCTTATCTAATTCTGCTTGCATCATAGGTTTTAATACTTCTGGAACGATTTGTGTACTTTTAGTTGTTGTTCCTTGTGCCATATGTTATTACCTCTTTTCTAATTGTTTATTAGAGTGTCGTAAGTTTTTCTATCGTTAACGAATAGATTAGTTCTCTCTGCGACACTCATATTGTTAAATTCTTCTTGTGTAATCCCACCATTTACGTTTTTACCGTCATCCGGTGTGCGTCCACTTGGTTTAGATTGTTCAAATAAATGCTCATTCTCTTTTTTAAACTCACTCATGTAATCATCTAACCCTTTAACATTTCCGTTGTCGTCTACTTCTAAATTACCTTTATCGATTAGTTTGATTACTTGTTCAGGTTTAATTGCTTTTTCTTTAGCTAAAGATACTTCGATAGCTTTATTTAACTGAACGTCTTTGAGTTTTTGATCGTAGTTGGCGTTTTGCTCTTTATATTTTTCTAACTCTTGTTTAAGTTCATCGTTATCACCAACATTATTTTTGAGTTCTTCAATTTGATTATCACGATTTCTAATTTCTTCGTTAGCAGTGTCTAATTGTTCTTTTAGTGAATCAACTTTCTCTGCCTTCTCTTTATATGATTGCAAACCTTCATGATGTTCGTCGATAATCTTTTGAATAGCATCTTCTTCGACACCTAAACCACGTAAAAATTCTCTTTTCATTATTACTACTCCTCACTTTTTTTATTACGGTGGTCTTTTCCACCATGAGTTTGCACCTTTTAACGCCTTGAGCATATTTTGGGCATAAAAAATAGCCAACATTTAAGTGTTAGCTATAATAAGTTAAAATTTGCATTTTCAGCATTTTTCTCATTAATATAATTTCTAATTATTTCTGTATCAGCTTCGTTGCTTATTCCTACCTTTACAACTGGTCTATCATTCTTTAATTGATTAATTTCTTCGTATAGTTGTTTGATACGTTCTAATTTCTCAATTGCTTCATCAGCATCGACATTAACCTTTACACTAAACTCCATCTAAACACCTTCTTTATACTTTCTTCTTTCTTCACTACCGTCTGAGTGAATAACAAGAATGTAATCTTTCAAGAAATACAACTTAATTAAATTATCTTCACTCATAATCAAGCACTACCTTTCTGTTTAGATTGTTCTCTTTTCAATCGCTCCCAGTATCTGTAACGAACTAAAGGAATGATCTGAGTTGAACCATCATCATTTTTAACTCTCATTACATCAGGTAATTCATCTTCACTTATGTAATATAGAAGTTTGCAACGACAATTGATATTTTCTTTTGCACTGTCATCACCTTCAAACAATTTAGGCGCTTGTCCTTCGCATCCGCTTGATTTAAACGGTTCATTTATTTTCTTTTTAGCACCATCTAAATGTCTGTGCGTATGTCTAGTGCGAGTATCTTTAACTGCAAACCAATACTTATACATATCAAGTCCATTACGCTGTGCTACTTTTGCGCTATCTAAACCAGCTTGTGACATTGCTCTACCAGCTTCAGTACGTGCTACACGTTGCGCTTGTGCTTTAGACATGCCTAAATCATCACGTAAGGCTTTGGCTATATGTGTGTAACCTTTGCCATTTATGATGCCTCTAGTGATTTCTAAACGTATCTTTTTAAGAACATTACTTCTATGACGGTCTAATGTTGGTATTAACTGAATTAGTTCGATAGGTTGCTCTATTGCTTTTTGTATAATTGCTTGAGTTGGAACATCAAACTGCATTGGCGTTTGACTTGCCATTTCATATAAGAAAAGGCTCATCATGAACTTTTCAATATAAGCATTCTGTTGAGATTGTTTAATAATCTTAGCAACTCCTCTATAATCTTGCGTCAACATCTGTGCTATGCGATTAAGTTCCTTATTGAGCCTGTTATACTTATTAAATTCAGTCCATGTTACATATACGTCATCAGATTGGTATTTAGAGAACATCTCTTCAATTTCTTGCTTAATTTGTTTTAAGCGTCTTGAGAAAAGTATTTCAATTTCATCTTCAGCTTTCTTTATTAGTGCATTAATATATCTATCAATATCTTCTTGATTATTTATTTTCGGATCGTCTTTGTTCGCCATTCAAACCCTCCTCAATATTAGGGAGTTGTTGATTAAGTTCAATATTCTCTTGCTCAATTCTTTCCATTTCTGCGACTGGATCATCAACCCATGCATGATTAGCAATAACTGTTTCTTTAGATAAGATAGCAGTTGAATTCATAGCGATTTGAGAGTTTTCTAACTCATTTACCATGATATTGAAGTTGAATGTAATCTCGATGTCTTGCACTTTCACATCCAATCTGTAGAAGTCGATAATGTACTGCAGTAACTCTTGTAATGCAGTAAGTGTTTTATTCTTTAACTTATTAGCTTTTAAGTCTAAGTTACTGTACATAAATTTAAGTGCAATACCACTTGGGCTATTACCAAACTTATCTTGTTGGAAGTCTACACCTTGTCCAAACTCTATAATGTAATCACGTAACATCTTCGTGTATTCCTTAACAGAGTCAATAGGCACTTCTACTTTGATAGTATCTACACCGGAGCCACTTTCCCCTGCAACACTAATCGCTTTATAGTATTTAAGGTTATGCATGAAATCTTTCATATCTTCGCCTTCATAACCTTTTAAGATATAGATTAACTCTACTGATTCGTCAAAAGTGTTTTGTGTATCTGATAATCGCTTATCTAACGCATCTATGATTGTCTTATACATGAATAAGTCAGATACTTCTTGCGGGTTGTTCTTGAACGGAATAAAAGGAACACGTCCCCAACTCATCAATTTATTACCTTGATAATAATGAGGTTGTATATGATCTTCACTACGGTAGAAATCAGGGATAAGTTGTCCTTCTTTCAACTCATAGAATGTCACATCATCTTTAGTCCAATACTCAACGCGTTCTGCTCCGTCTAATTCATATACACGGATAAACGCTTGCAGTTCATCTCTTTCTTTATTAGTCCAAATAGGTACAGCTTGTTCTGCAGGTACACGAAACGTTTTAAACTCTCCCTCTTCATCTACATAAGGTTGAACCCATTCGATACCTTTATTACTTGCAGCAGTTAATATATCCACTAATTTGTCATCCCACTTGTGATTAAGTGTATGTTGTATTTGTTTTAATGCTTTGTCATTATCTACACCAAATGTCACAGGATTAGCAACTGCATATGCTACTTTCTGGTCTACTAAGTTTTGATGGTAGTTAGTATACATGCGCCAGTCTGGTTTAGTTTCGTCGTAGTCGCCGTTCACATCTCTTTTGAAAGGAGCGTCTAATATATCTGGGTGATGATTATAATATCTTTCACCCATTGTAATATTGTCTATGTTCTCTTTATGCTCTCTAACTAAGCGCAATATCATTTCTTCTTGCGTTTCATACTTCGGTTTGATTTGTTCTACCACTTGTTCGTGATATGGTTTATCCCATGGCCAGTTAATGCTAATCACCTCGTTTACGTAAGTATGCTAAGTTTATTCTGCCTCATGTCACGCTCTAGGGCGTATCTAGTGGCGTCTATCGTATGGTTGTCTTTATCTTCTAATCTCGGTTTGACGTTGCCGTCTTTGTCAGTTTCATAGTCGATATTCTCAAATTCTCTCGCTATATTAGGCGTTCTGTTAGGATCTATCACAATAGCAGTTAAATCATCAAGCCATTGTTCCCCGTGTTCTACACTGTCAGGACCTTTTTTCACACCTTTAATTCTCTTGATACCGTGTTCTTGTTTCAGCTCTGCAATAGACTTCGGTTCAGCGCTATCTGCGTATATCTCATCAGATTGATAACCTCTACGTTTTAACCAGTTAGCAAACTCTCTATTGCTTATTTGTACACCATAGTGTTCATCAACTGCGTAGATAATACGTTTCTTCTTATCATAGTGCCAACGTACAAATGCTAGTGGATCAGTAGCATAACCAAAGTCAACTGCATTACGTATATTATCGAATGTCTTGTATAAGTCATCAGGTATCTTCTCTATTTGCAAGTTGTTAAACGGCACAACGCCACTACCGATAGCTTCACCCATATATTCCCAACGATAACGTTGTTCGTTACGTTCTTTAGCACTCTCTGCCTCTTGTATGAATTGTTTAGATATAAAAGGATTATCTAAGTACGTTGAATGATGTACAAACGTATTATCCGGTTGGAATGAGGTTTCGTATTTTTTGTTAACCCACGATTGTTTTCTCTTAGGTGGGTTGTAACTAAAGAAAAACTTGTAAAATAACCCGTCGTCTAGTTCTCCACGTAACATAGAGTTAGTAATTGTTGTGACTTCATCTTCTGTCTTAAATTCTGCCAACTCCTCTATCCACATGATAGAAAAAGGGAACCGACTATCTTTTAACGACTTTAATCGTTCAGGGTTCTGTGCCCCTCTAAAGATAATCCGATTCCCTCTGGGTACATATGTGATTTCCATTGGCGACACTTTAACTTTGAACAGGTGTGACACCTTTTGTTCTTCTATCGCCCACTTGATTTGCTCAAATACTGATGTAGCTAATGTATTATCTGTCTTACGTACTACAACTGCATTCATAGGATAGCGCATGATTAACTGTGTAATGATGATAGATATATCTGAGGACTTACCACTACCACGTCCACCTTTAGCTACTATGTTAAGCTTCTCTCTATCTTTAGTCGCTTTCCATAAGCTATGGAAGTGTTTAGGTAACAGTTCAGATAGGTTAATCGATATCGTCATTGAACTGTACCGTCGCAGTCGTTTCGATTTGTTGTCTTTCTACAGGTGTATATCCTGTACGATCTAATATATCTTTAGAGGCTTGGTAGCGTACTAGTTCGCTTTTAGCGTCTAACAAGTTAATCATCGTTTGTAAGGCTTTCGGTACCTGCTTAGATAAATGCTCTGCTTGGTAACCTTTAAAACCCTCTCTGAATTTATCATTATGCTTCCAACGGGATATAGTAGAACGATTAACGTCAATTTCTACTGCTATCTCTCCCTCTGCTAAATCTGTTTCGTTCTTCAAACGTATATATTCTTGTTGTTTCTTAGTTAATTCTAAGTACGCCCCGAATGTTGCGTTATTTTGCATGTTAGTCATCGTATATTACCACCTACTTTACGTTATACACTCTTTATATTTAAAAAAAGACACTGCGTAAACAGTGCCTAATGATTATGTTTTGTTATTTATTTGAGTTTATGTACTCATGTCACACCTCTATGTCACATCAATACATAAAAAAGTTACCCGTGTGTTCTCACGGATAACTAACAAGAAAGACAAAAAAAGCTATATTACAAACTAATTAAACATAAGAAGTATCACTGTGCTTCTATATATGGTGATATAAAAGACGATACTGATGAAAATGGTAATGAATATAAAATTCATATTTGTAAGATTCAATAAAACTACCCGCCACTCTGACGGATAGTTAAGCAATCGGATGCGCAACGTCTAATCAAGGACGATAAACACTTATCCAATCACTTCGATATTGAATACCCCACCATAGTGCGAAAGGATAAACACTATGTCTTGTGAGGTAATTCTTACAATATCATAATACACCGATTATAAACGGACTTACACACTTCAAAAGTCCACCTTACACATAACCTATGAATTCTGCCAATCTATTTATCATCGCGTCACGTCGTCTTAATATACTCGTCTTACTTGTTCCGAAGTAGTCAGCTATATCCTCCCACTCACTACAACCTATAGGACATTCCCAATACCTCAAGCGCATTAAGTCTTGTGTATCTTCGTCTGATTCATAAATGAGCTTATCTACACCCTTTACAATGTTACGTAAGTTGTTATAACGATTGTCACTTAACTTCTTGATTGATTCTTTCTCAATAGGATTACCTGGTATATTACTTTTACCTGCACCTACATTTTCGGGTTCGTGGTTCTCTAACAATTCATACTCTCTTACTTTTAACTCTCGTCTGTAGCGTTCTATGTTCTTGATATAATCTTCTAACTTCTTTATATCGTGTCGTTCAATCGTTATCATACTTACCCTCCATTCTCCAACTTATCTCTTAACACTTCAATTTCATACTCTTTCACTTCTAACTGATGTTTTAGATCATTCTGTTCAAGTATAGAGCCAAATAGTAGTAAAACTAATATAATGATTGCTATTACGCCCCACATTGTTTGACCACCTCTAAATTAGGTTTGTGTTCTAGTACACGTCCGTTAAAACTACATGCATCTTCTTTAGCTGAATATAAATCGTCGTAAGATAAAGCTTCAAATACATTGTCAGTGATTATGCATGTGTTTCCATAACTACCTATATATTTTTTCACTAAATATACTCCTTTTTTTAACTCAACCACGTATTTGCCTATGTTGTTTTTATTATCCTTATTTTTCAACCAAGATACCTCTCTTTCTAAATGTAACTTATCTAATTGCAATCCATGTTTATCTTCCTGTAACTCATTAACTCTTTTCTCTGCTTTAATCCACTTATATATAGCAAAAATACACAGTACTAACACAATTATTACCGATGAAAAACTTATCCAAATCACATTAATAACCTCCTAAAATCCCAAAATATAAAAAGTGTAAAAATAGCAAGATAGAAAGTAAAAACATGGTAACGGAAAACCCAATCGTTACATATTCCTTGTATTTAATTCCTTCAACAAAAAGATATATTATAAATATCTCCATTAAAACAAAGACTATAGACAATGTTATAATTGTAATCATATATATAATTTCACCCAATATTTAATAACCTCCGTATATGCCATTTAAATGAGCGTGGTCGTGTTCGTCGAAGTCCTTAGGCACTTCCACCTCATCGTTTGCAGTCAACTTGTAATAAACTTCTCTGCCAATCCACTTACCTAACTCGTACATTGCGATAGTGAACCAAATTTTTAATATTCGTTTAATCATCTTATCCTCCTCATATATCTTCATTGCCTTTTCTTTACTCTCTGCATTAATCACAGTTGCCGTCTGATTATCTTTAAGCTTTGCTACATGTCTGTGTTGTATACCTGTTGAATCTGTGAATGTTGTGATTAAGTATTGTGTCACTTACCAAGCACCTCTTTACTCTTTCTTTTTAAATTTCAAAGTCACTACATCTCTAAAATGTTGGTTTCTTGTATGAGTTTCTGAAAGTTTATAATTAGTTATCATTTCAATAACTTCATAATCTACTAGGTTCAGATAAGATATATGAATATTAGTTTCATCTTTTCCGTTAAATAATCTTTTTAATATTTTTATTGTCGGTTGTTCAAAGTCTTTCACTTTTTCAACACCTCTTTTACTTTTTCTACTATGTCCTTACTCTTTAAGGTCTGCTTCTTTGATGAATGTTCCATTGATTGTCTTTCCTTTTCTTCCTTTAATCTCATCATATGCAAACTGTAAACACTCCTGTAACGTCATATCATGTTGTTGTGCTAATATGATTAATGTAACGACTGTATCGCCTATACCGTCTTTTAATGCCTCTAAATTACTACGTGATAATGCTGCGCCGACTTCTCCTGCCTCTTCATAAAACTTCAACGCTTGTCTATCCGGATTGCCATTGTGCAAATCTTTATCCTTACTCCATTGTTCTACCTGTTTAATTAATTGATCTACTGTTAATTGATTAGTCATTTATTGTTCCTCCATTTTCTACTAAACTCTTTGAATTACTTTCCACTATTTTGTCGTACAACTCCGCCTTGCGATATACTTCGTTAAGCTCTTTGATTAGTAAACACCCATCGTGTCCTGTAAAAGCTGTAGATGATACTATGCAGCGTTGGATAAACTCTCTATTGTCCATTGCAAGCCTCCAAATCACTTAATAAATTTTGGAACTCATGCGTTCCGTCTAGTTGGTCCATATATTTTAAATCTCGCTTTAATTCGTTTTCACTTACCATTTCGTTAGCTATCTCAAATAAATGATATTGATTGTATGGTGTTATAATTTGATTTACTGAGCGATGTACTTCCACATATTCTTTTAATTTCTTCTCTTTCAACTTTATCCATAAACTTTTATAATCTTTATCTTTCATTATCTGCACGCTCCTTAAAATTTATAATCACATGACAGATGTTTTGAAATATTGCATCCGGTTCTCTATCTTTTAATGTCCCGTTAACGATTAAATCATCTATCTCATCAAACGCCTCTGCCTTCTTTTTAATTTCTGCCATATCATTGATGAGTTCATCACGTTGTTTCTTGTATGAGTCACGTTCATTTCTAAACTTCCACCAATCACTACGTGGATAGCTTTCGTCTAAATCTAACTCATTGTTTCTAATGAATTCTAATAATTGTTCCTTAGTTACTTCTGCCATTCCTACCCCTCATTCCATTTAGAATTTTGTTTCAATAGCCCTGAGTCCCTTAGATCATCATTCAAACTACGTGTCCCGTCCTCGTACCATACATTTGCAAGATACCTACCAAACACATCGCTCTTGTACGTCTGAACGTAGATATCTTTATGTTCTACACATTCTCTAGTGAACGCTGTTGCCTCTTTAAACTTATCCTGTCCTCTTTCTGGCGTATCGACACCTAGCAAACGTACACGACGTTTAGCGTAGGTATCAAAGCCATAATCGAGTAATATATCTATCGTATCCCCGTCCACAACATTGGTGCATGTTGCTTTGTAGGTGTAGAGATTGTTGATGTCCATTAGTTATCCTCCAATAACTCTGGGTTTTCGTTAATTCTTTGTTTTATAACTGTCCAATCACAATTGTATATCCTAGCTATTTTGCTAATGCTCAGACCGTTTCCCAAGTGTTGTTTTAATTCCTTTGAATCAATATTATACTTACGTTTCATCTTCATCCCTTTTCTTTTACGACCAGCTTCAGCAATTTTATCTCTATGACTTTGCGTAAGAGATTTCCCTTTATTATGACCTGACAAGTGTTGACTTGCTGTTAAGATTGTAAGGTTTGATTTTGAAGCATCCGATTTGTCGCCATTAATATGATGAACGTGTTCGTCCTTCCCCAATTTTCCACCTAACCAATACATCATTAATAATCTATGTACATGGTATTTTTTATCGTGTACAGAAACACAAGGGTAAAGACCATGCATATAAATTTTTTTATTACTTGAAGTGGGTTTGCTTTGAACCCATAATATAGCTTTTTCTAATTCTTTATAATCAACTTTGCAATTACATTCATTTCTAAAATTTATGCTTTTTTGTGAATTAACAATCAATTTTCTCACTCCTCACTTAATAAATTTTTATTTTCAAACACATTCCCTAATACTTCCAACTCATCTTGATTACTAAATGCTAACACTGTGCCACATCTAAAATTATCTAATCTCCATTCTCCAGTTCTAGCTTGTACAACTTCAAAGGGGTAACTAAAACATGGATTAGGTTTCTCTGAATGTTGAACAATATCTCCCTCATAAATCTCAACGCCGTTCTTATCTTTAAGTCCTGTTGATTGCATAAGTTCAACAGATGAATGCCATCTTTTATGATCTCCTTTACCGTTAGAATTTACTTCGGCTAAATGTATAATTCTTGCACCTCTGCGACTGAATTCAATAGTTTTTACTTTATGCATTTTCTTTTCTTCTTTATCCCAAACTCTAAATTTAATCATTATCTCAAACACTCCTTTTCTTATTGGTTTGGTAATCCGTAACTCATTAACTCGTTATATAATATGTCATCTTGTAATTCACTTATTAAATTACTTACTTCTTTATGTGTCATAGCTTTTATTTCTTTACGACTATAATCAGTAAGTGAAGTTTGATTTTGTAAACTTCTAACATATTCTACTTGCTTATCTGTTGCCATTTCTCATACACTCCCTGTTCTTTTTAATATCATTCTCATCAACTTTCATCGTCACTCTGTTTCCTGCTATCTTAACCACAAAGCCTTTAACACCTATCTGTCGTAACTCCTGTTGTATCTGGGTAGGTGTTTTGCCTTGTGTTTTGTATTTGTATCGTTGAGATACCGTGTCGGACAGTATCATGCGTTCAACCCCTCGTATTCGTCTGCCCACATATACATCAATCCGTCACTTACATGTTTACGGTTGCACTTCCTTGCGATATTCCGTCTGTCTATGAACAATAATTTTTGAGCTTCTACTGTACTTGCGAATTCTTCAACAATTTGGTTGTCGCTATCTACTAGATATACTGGTTTAGATACACCTTTATTTCTGCGATACACTCTATATTTTTGTAATGTAGATTGGAATAGGTTATCTGCAATAAAGTTGTTGTATCTACTATCTTTCGGATATGCGTGTGATCCGTTTTTTAAGTTACCGATAAACGTTTCATATACAATATCTGCTGCACGATACTTCTTATTCTTATAAATAACTGTGGAAATACCGTTACAACCATTCGCAAATTTATATTTACCATCAGGTCTTTTCATTCTGCCTAAGTTACTTACGTATAGATCATACTTCTCGCTGTACTTCCAAATTTCATCTTTTGCTACAACTCTTTCGTTAAACTCCTGTTTCTTATTCATTCTCGGCATTGTGTCAGTAAAGAAGCACTTCAATTTATCGTTATATGTGCCACGTTCCTTTTGATACCACAGTGTGTTTAGTGGAATACCTGTAATGTTGTGCAAATGAGATAGGTCTGTCTTAGTCACTGTGTGAGTGAATGGTTCATACATATACACCATAATTAGTCCTCCTTATCATTCTATTGACCTTTCGTATATATTTTTTAATTCCTTATCTACATCAATTCCTAAATTTTTTTCGAGTTCCAACATTTTTTGTTTACTTTCCCCTTCTAATTGACTTCTTAATATTCTCCAAGCTTCATACATCAAACTAGCATCACTAAATTGATCTACCATCGCAAAGAAATCTTCGTTATCCATATAAATACTTTCTTCTTTATCGTCAGAAAACGGAGTAAACGTTGTAGTTATTTGACAAGCATTTTGTGATTGATACCAAAAGTCCACATCATATGCCATTTTCTTATGCCTCCCACTTCTCAAATGCTCTGTTTAGATACCAACGCGCTTTGTCTAAATCTTCTTTTCCGTTCTTACGATTAGCTCGACTGATATATTTAATTGCATTACCAATCGCAAATGCTAACTCTGGTTTATAATCTTTAGTGACCTGTTCTATAAAATCCATTATTTCTATATCTCCATACGTATAATGCGACGGGTGGTTAATCTTGTCATATAACGTCTTTTTGTTTTCTTCATTTTCATCTGGTAATGAGTAAAAATCGTAATTATCATCAATAGTCCAAGTTTTCCCATCAATCGCTTTTACATCAGCAACCCATTTAGCCGCACCACGTCTTGAATGAACTAAACGATATACATTTTTAACCTTTGCTGTAACTTCCACACCGTTAAGTCCATGCATTCTAATTGTGTTACCTCTACTCAAGTCCTTAACGCTCATGATCTAACCACCTTTCTAGGGAATATGTCATTCTCCATAAGATGCTTGCACCATTCACCACGAGGGTGTTTTTGAGGCACTGTGAATAAATGTGGTTTCTTACGTTTCAACTCTTGTAATCTTCGTTGTTTCATTCTTTCCTTATAACTAGCGATTTCGTCCTCTTTAGGTTTTAAACTATCCCACTCACTACGTCTTACTCCAATAGGTGCTTCTATTGCATCTTCAAATTTCCAACCAGAAGCTAATCTTTGTCTTAAGATATCGGGATTGATATCTGCTTCTTTCATTTTCTCTACTACATCTGGTGTAATAGAGAAGTATTTATTTTTAACTCTCATTTTTGTCGCTTCCATTTACTCCACCTCTATTAATTCAACTAGTTCAAAATCTTCATTCATCAACTCTTTGTCAGGGTTGTTACTGATTAAATCTAAAATGCGCTCTTTTTCTTCTTCTTTCGTAATACGATTATTTATCCATACTGGATATTTACATCTCACTTTGAGTGTCGCTTCAACTTCAATTGTTTCTTCTCTGTTAGCCATTGCTCATCACCTACCATTTCGCCATCTTTCCAGATGAGTTCAACCGTTCCGTCATCGTTTACTAGATGGATAGTTCTTATATCTAGTGAATGTTCAGGATTTCTATCAGTTAATTGTTTAACCGAGCAATTTTCATGAACGACCGCCACGTCTCTGCCACTTTTTCGATCAAAAGAAATTTCTAAACATTTAGGGAGTTTTGTTTCTTCCGTAACTTCTTCTTCGATTTCTACCGTGTAAGTATTGTCATATGGGTAATAACTCACAAATTCATTTATAGTTACTTCTGGTTCGAATGAAAATATTTCACCATCACTCGTATAACCGTTTAACTCTACTGTTGTTTCTTCTTTTTTTAATAAATACTTTAAAAATTCTTTAGGTTCTAATGCTACTTTTCGTTTAATCTTTACCATTCTTCTTCTCCTTTTTGCGCTTTCTGCGTGCTTTTAATAGTTCTTCATACGTTATCCACTCTTGACCTGTATATTTAGGTGCTTCACATATCCATGTAAGTGGTATATCTCTGTTTTGATACCTGAACATCTTCGCTTTCATCTTCGCTACTGGTGTCGGCATACCTTTTACATCTATAACTTCCAGCAACTTGTCGTCTTTCCATAAAGCAAAATCTGCTACATAATAAATAGGTTTGTTTCCATCAAATTTAGGTTGTAATTCATACTTAGGTTGCAACTCGATACGATCATATCCATCACCTAAATTACGTTCTAAATGTTGGTAGTAGTCGCATTCAATTTTGCTATCGAACACAAAACCTTTATATTCAACTTTTTTAGAATTGTATTTACTCAAAACTCCACCTCAAAATAATAATTCGTTAATTGTCATCTGTTGTTGCAATTCTTCTTTTCTGAAAAGCTTATGTTTGCGTTTCAGTTTTTCTAGTTCATCTTTCGTTACTGTTCCTGAGAATGTGTTTCGAAAATGTATGCCTGCATAGTTACCTAGTTTGAATGTATCTTCTCCTAACGGCGTTACACTGCACATCTTCCAACCGTCAATCTGATATAACGTATATTGTTTTTTAAGTCCGTCGATAAGTCCCATCTGGTTGCCTCCACTTCGTTTCATTCATGATTAACTCCTGAACTTTTTCATATTCGTCAAATGGTGATATCGTTTTGTTTTCTAACAAACGTTTAACTGCCCAGCCTGACTCAATAAGCGTCTTAGCTATTAATGGGTCGTTTTGATAATCTTCTCGATACATAACGCCTAACAACTTTTGATATTCAACTACTTTCATGTGAAGAACCTCTGCGTTTTCTTGTAGTATTCAAACTCAACTACACCTGTTTCTCCGTCTTTATTCTTTGCGATGTTACATTCAACAATTGACTTGCCTGAGTCATCAACATCATCACGGTTGTAGTAATCATCTCGATATAACAACATAGCTAAACTTGCATCTGCTTCAATTCCACCTGCTTCTTTCATGTCAGATAGCATAGGCCTTTTGTCATTTCTTGTTTCTACACCTCTGCTCAATTGAGATAGCAACACAATAATTGCACCTGTTTCATTTGCAATAATCTTCAAATCTCGCGATATCTTTTCGATACCATTACGACGATCTAACTTACTGTCTGTCTGCATAAGTTGTAAGTAGTCAATGAAGATAACCTGTTGCACATCTTTGTTTTTCATCGCTTGTTTACGTATATCATGTGTAGTAATATTGCTTTTATCGTGTATATCTATATCAAGTTTGAGTATTTTGTCTGCTGCAGTTGTTAAACGTGTTAATTCATCCGGTTCTAAATCTTTAATTTCTTTGATACGAGTTAGTTCTATCCCAGTTTCTGCTGATAACATCCTTTTCAATACAGACACGCCAGTTGTCTCTAGACTGAAGAATGAAGTTTTATAGCCTTGAGACGCTATATTAAGCATCATATTAAGCGCAAACCCCGTTTTACCTACTGACGGTCTCGCAGCGATTACAATCAACTGTGTAGGCTCTAAACCACCTATTTTGTAATCCACCAGTTTATAACCTGTATTGATTTTTTGTTTTGGTTCTTCGCTATATAATTCTTCGACAAAGTGATCTACAATTTTTTTAGTCCCACTTTCTTCACTTGCACTAATTAAACTGACCTTTTGTAGTTTGTTAAGCATTTCATCAAAATTTTGTATATTCGGATCAGAATTGAATTCTTGTAATACGTTTTGCGTACGCTCTATTTGATAAAGATTGAGCAAATCTTGTTGATATCTTTCAAAGAATCCGTAACCTATAAATTTTGAGTTATACAAATTTGAAATGGTGTCCATATCTAGGAATGACTTATCTTTTGTGGTTTTTAAATAGATTTCGTTATGATCTACCTTACCGACTTCGAATACATATTCCATAAATGACTTCATACCATCATGTGAGAACATTTCCGGTCTCACACGTAACTTCTCAATTATGTCCGGTTTTTGAAGTAAACTAGCAACGATTGTACTTTCGATTTCATGACGTTCATTCATCGTCACTCACTCCAAACTCACTTAACTTCTTTCTGAAGTCGTCTAATATCTTTTTACGTTGTGCTACGTATTCTGGATCATTTTTCATTCTCCAACGATGTCTAGCAGTTTTTTCGTCGACAGGTTCTTCTTTTACGACTTTGACTTCTTTCCTCATTATGTTTGGAATACTAGGTGGATAAGGATTAGCATCATTGATATATTGCATTACTGTTTTTTTAGTCGGTTCATAATCCCCGTTTTGGCTCAAAATGTTAACCCATGTTTCTAATTTAGGTCTGTCAAAGTCAATGTTGTATACATGTCTAATTGTCTTAATTACTTCTAGGGCTTGTTGTTTAGTCATAGGCATTAACTTTCATCTCCTAGCTCTTTCTCCATTTGAGCAATTACATCATCTGTTACAGATTTTTTATTTTTAGGTTCAATTTTATTTTCAGCCTCTTTTTTATTCTTAACGTTCTCTTTAGCCCAGTTGTTTAACACTTTGATTAGGTAACCTGCATGACAACCTTTGTCTTTTGTATAATTAGTAGCTACCTCAACAACTTCATCTGCATGTTCCCCAATATCATCAACTGCATATCCTATCTGTTCCATCTGATGAGGAGTTAAGTTATTATCAAGGTTATTCATGATGTAATTAATTGAATTTTTAAAGACGTCGTCACTTCTATCTTCTTTATTCTTTTTCTTATTCTTATATTCTTCTTCTAATTCTTCTTCTGTATCGTTACGTAACGTTACTGTAACGTTATTCTCTAGTTGTTTTTGTCTTTCTCTATATCTTTGTTGTCGAAGTCGGTTCTTTTCTCTGTGCTTACTTTTACTATCTAAGCTTTGATGTTTTTCCCAATTAGTTACTTTAAAGACACCATTCACTTCTTCAATCATGCTTAGCTTTTCGAATGTTTGTAACGCTAATCTTATTGAATTGATAGGTCTATTAAATTCGTTAGCTAACATTTCTTCGTTATAGGGTAGACTTTCGGATAACATAATGTATCCTTGTTCGTTGTACTTTCCAGCTAATGTCAGTAACTTAACCCATAAAGTGATGATTGTATCTCGTTCTGGCAATGCTTCTATATACTTGATTTTGCTATCATCGAACATTCCGACTTTTAATTTAATCCACGATACTTCTGCCATTTACTTCTCCTTTCAACATTCGGTTGAGTCGTTCATCTACGGACACCCAACTGTCATGTAATTTGTATTTCTCATTAAAACTGTCCATTCCTATTTGGTGCTGCTCTTTATGATGTCTTGAACATAGCGCTAATACTTTGTTATCTGTGTGATCTATCTTTCGTCTGTTACGTCCTCGACCTACTGCGTGATAATGTGCAAGTTCGGCACGTGGTGTTCCGCATATTACACAGTTACGATTGACTGTTGACCAGTAAAGGAACGCTTTATCATTTTTGAGTAAGTCACTCGTCTTATAATTAAGTGGTATATTGTTGTGAAACACCCAGTCGAGAATAACTTCTATAACTTGTTTAGCTTGTTCTCTAGTGCAGTCGCTCAATGAGAGGCGTTTTTCATAGCCGTAGAGGACTTCTACATAATCCATGAATAAATACCTCATATAGTCACGGGGCTGGCCTGTATATGCTTCTATGTCGTTACAGAGAGCAAACACTTTTCTGCGTTGCTTATCTGTAATCTTGAATGGATCAATTACCCTTACATCCACTTCAACTTCGTAACCATTGTCTAAAAGTAAAGATGTTTTGTTATCTAGTTCTACTCCCTTGATGACTACAGTTGTTGTGCCATCATCTTCTGTAATGTAGTTTTTTATTACTACCATCTAATCAGTCCAATCAGAACGGTAATTCTGAATTATCTATGTCTGTGCCGTTAGCAAACGGGTTATTGCCTGCTGGTGCTTGTCTTCTTTGTTGTTGAAATTGACTATTTTGTTGATTACTACCTTTGCTATCTAAAAATTCAATTCTGTTAGCAATTACTCGTACTACTGAACGATTGTGTCCTTCTTTATCTTGGAAACGGTCTTGCTTCAAGTTGCCTTCGATTAAAACTTTGCTTCCCTTACCGCAATAGTCGTTTAATAGTTGTGCAGTTTTGCCAAACGCTACGATGTCAAAGAATGATGTGTCATCTTTTTTGGATGGATTGTCCACTGCCATAGAGAAGTTAGTTACTTGTGTTTGTCCTGCTTGTTTAAGTTCTAAATCTTTAGTGATACGTCCTGTCAAAATTGTTAAGTTAGTCATTATTTCGCCTCCGTATATTTTTTAGCCATTGTTTGAATTTTGTTGATTGTATTGATTGCTTGTTGTTCTGACATTGACGAATAGTTTTGTATGCCAAAAGTTTGTTCTGCTTGTTGTTGAGATACTTCTTTTCCTAACGATTTCATCAAGTCGACAAATTTAAGTATTTCTTCTTTTAGAACGCCGACTGTTTGACTACTTACTTTGTTGTACTTTTCTTGCTTTTGTTTTGCGTCTGCGTCATCTTCATCAGTTGGGATATTGAAGAATTTCATTAAGAAATAACGTTCTGCGTACGTTAATGCCGTACCATGTGCTTTCGATACATCATCTTGTTGACCTACAGAATAAAAGTTCACTTCAAGTTGTTCTTCTGGTTTATCTGCATTGATCCATAAATAAGTTAATTTCATCTCAACAACAAACTCTGATGTTGTAACTTCTCGAGACGCTTTTTTGTTAAATCTAGTAACCTCGATTTGCTTGTAGTTTTCATCTGATGTTTTTGGTACGAGTAATAGATTATGTTCAATCATCTTGTTTCTAATTCTGTGTAATACTTGAGATCCACTTACGTAACTGTAGTTGTAGCCTTTAGTGTCTTTCGTAAACCCTTCGATATTAGCTTTAACGTCAGCTATTTTTTGGTATAAATTAAGTTCTTCAGTCATACTCAACCTCCTCAAATTTAGTTGTTTCAGTTACCGTCTTTTTAATTGCTATGTGTTTTGTCATGTCAATAACAGTTTTATCTAAACCGTCAAAATCTTTAGCATCTCCACTAATTGTTGAATATTTGATTGTAGGAAAGTTCGCACTAGGTTTATTAGTGATATACAAGTCAAAAGGAGCGTCTTTCAGTTTAATTAGATATGTCACTGTTTCTTTCAATCCCAATCACTCCTTTACGCAATATATCTATTGTTCTATCCATGACTTTGATTGTTTCGTTTTGTGTTTCGCATGATTCTATAGCTTTTCTGAAATCTTTTCTAAGTTCAAAATATCTATCGCACATATCTTCGTAACGTTTGTTTAAATAATCGTAATCGCTTTGCAAGAAATCTAAATCTGTTTGGCTCTTGATTAGTTGAGAGTATTCTTCTCTAGTCATCTTGACTGTGATTAACTCTTGCATTTTCTCTCCTCCACTTGTATATTTAAGTTGTATATTTTAGTTAGTGTTTGACTGTTACTTGTTGGCGCAAGTTTCAGTCTTTTTTGTTATCTCAAGCCACTTCTCCCAGAAGAAACTGCTGAAAATAAGGGTTAACATTGAAAATGCTATTACCGTAAAGAAACCACCTCCTAAAAGTAATGTGATAATCATTGCGATAAACATCGTCATGTAGCTTAATAGATATTTCATTTATCATCCTCTCCTTTCATTTCTAAAAGTTTTTCGATATATCCTCTTTCTTCGGTAAACCTCCTCTAAAGTGCCGTTTCTGGCACCATTAAATTTTGTTCTATAAAGTCAATTGCCGGTCTAATCTTGATGTAGCGTTTATGATTCTTGCCAAATCTGTACATACATTTCTCTTGGAACTCTTTATTGCTATAAACGTGCTTTTCTAAATCGTTTTTAGAAATTCCACTTATTTTCACAAACTCGATAGCGTCCGCAAATCCAATGTATTCCATTGCTATCACTCCTTATACTTCGTTTTCAAAGTCCATTTCTAATTGTTTGATGACATACATTGTTGATTGAGATGGAAACCAATTTGTGATCATATTCATTACGTCATCGAAATGTTTTTGTTTTAATTGTGTTCTTGTTTTAATACCAGCCATCGTATTTACGTTACTGTTAATATCTCTATATAAAGGTTTGTTAACTTCTTTATTATTAGGTAGTCCGTGAATTTGTCTGATATAAGCAACGCGTTGATGAACTGTTTTTGTTATCAATCCGTATTCTCCTGCATCTAGCTTTTGATTTTCTTTGATATCAATAACATCTGCTTTCACTGTTGCAATTTCTTCTTTAGTTTGTTCCGTTGCTTCAAACATCAGTTTTAATGCTTGCATTGGATCATTAGGTATTTGATAAGTTCCAGTTTTTCTTAATGTAGGTAAAACTTCTGATGTTACCCAGCGTTTGAAACGTTTAGCTGATTCTAATTTTGATGAGAATATTAAGCTGTATAATCCTGATTCGTTGATAATAGTTTGACTTTGTTTACCACCAAGGGTGTCGAGTTTCACGACGTCCTTATCTTCACCGTCAACGTGTCTATATAATGCGTCTCTCGTGTTTGAGTAGCCCAAGATTTCCGCTACATCTTTACCGACGAAAAATGGTTCCTCATTTACTGTTAACGTCCTTACTGGTAATTCTTCAAAATTGAAAATTTGTAAATCTTGCATTTGAATTCCTCCTTTAATTTGTTTGTCGTTCTTTTTCTTTTTCAAAAAGATATTCAATGTCATACTCTGGAAAATATTCATTTTTAATAAGTAATGCCTCTCCAAATTTAAAATCAGAAACACCATTTATCTTATCTGCTACCGTTTGGTATCTGACTTCTAATAAGTCTGCTAAATCAACCAGAGATACTTTTTTCTCTTTTCTAATATCGTTGAAATTCTTCAACATAGTACCCCTCCTAATACGAATTTTCGTATTCCAAATTATAATTTTTAGCAACCTTTCCGATTGCTTAACTAAAGTGTATACGAATTTTCGTACTGAGTCAACACTAAAATTCGCATTTTTTATTTTTATTTTTACTTGATATACGATTTTTCGCATGGTATTATATAGGTACAAATTAGAAATGAGGTAAACGAAAATGACTAAAGAAAAAGATTTAAAACGACTTATGGAATTGAAATCTGGGAGTATAAAAGCTTTTTCAAAAGAAATTGGTTTAGCTTATACAACTGTTAGATCTATTTTAGAAAGAGGAGTATTTAATGCTAAGGTAGAAAATGTCATCAAAATTTGTAAAGGGTTAAATATTAAACCAGAGGAAATTATGGATATCGAGCAACCTCAACTAGAAACCCTACCAGTCAAAAAGATTCCAGTTGTTTCAAAAATATCTGCAGGCTTACCTATCTATAGTGAAGAAAATTTAGTTGATTACATATACTTCGCTACTAAAAATCTTAATTCTGACAAAGAAGAATTTGGTTTGAGAGTGTCTGGCGATAGCATGGATAAAATTTTCCAAGAAAACGATGTAGTTGTAGTCGAAAAAGATTCTATAGTAGAAAATGGTCAGTTGGGCGTCGTTATGGTTAATGGTTATAACGCTACTGTTAAACGAGTTAGATATAACAAGAATCAAATTATCTTAATTCCAGAATCAAACAACCCAGAACATTTACCTCAAGTTTACGGAGAAGATGACGAAGTTAAAATAATTGGTAGAGTTGTAGCAAGTCAAAAACTGTTTTAATAAGCGTCCTTTGTGGCGCTTTAATATAAATATTTATTCAGAGGAGAAATGTAAAATGAAAAAAGTCTTATTTATTTTATTATCTTGTTTCTTAGTTTTAGCGGCATGTAGCAACAACAATAACGATTCAAAAAAGTCGACGTCCGTTGATGAAAACAAAGTACAATTCACTAATGATACTTTAGTCCTTGATCAAGCTGTTTTAAAAATAAAAGATACATTTTTAGTTAATGATAAGGATTCGGATAATGGCAAGAAACTATTAGCTTTTAAATACGAAGTTAAAAGTAAAGACGGGGACGAACAAATCACACCAATGAATGTTTGGATAGCGTCGATGGAGACTACACAAGATAGTGAAAATACTGAAAGTAAACTTGAAGTTGGTCCAACGCCTAATACTGGTAAATTCGAAGAATGGGACAAACACAACAATGATGTAATTAAGAAAGGTAAAACTGCTAAAGGTATTATTACTTATGAATTAGAAAATGATAAGCAAGTGACACTTAAAGCTACTAAAGGCACAGAGGGTAAAAAACTGGGTACCAAGAAAATAAATATTAGTAAACTAAAGACCGTAGATTATTCTGCAGCAGATGATATTACAAACGATTCTGCTAGTAGTTCAAAAGAAGGCAATAAAGATGTTGCGAATAACGAATCAGAAAGCACATCTAAAAATGATAATGGCAAATCACAAGACAATAATGGTAATAATGAACGTATACAAGGTAAACAAACTCAAGCAACACAACAAAACAACAATCAGCAACAAGCTAATAACAACCAACAAACACAAAATAATAATGGTTACATGACCCAATCAGAAATTGACGAATGGAATAGAACGAAAACAACTACTCACAATGAGTCACAAATGGAGGAAGTACCGCAAAATAATCAAAATCAACGTGTAGATCGTAGAAGTTTTAACGAACCATTGCCACGTTCAACTACAAATGGAGTGGCAAATGAGGCGTGGGACGGAAAAATATAATATTTCATGGGTAGCTCGCCTACCCTTATTATTTTTTACTTTTTTTAAGGAGGAACACGGAAAATGGCAACATTTACAGTAACAAAACGCAAAAATAAGACAAGCTCATCATGGCAATACGATGTTAAACACCCTAGTTTGAAATCTGGCAAAAAACGTAAATCTGGATTTAAAACAAAAGCTGAGGCTACAAACGCAGCACAACAATTAATTAGAGATTTAGAAGATGGCAACAACATTGAAGATAATAAAAAGTTCGTTGACTACTACGATGACTGGATAAAAATTAAGAACAAGAAACAGTTGTCTAGCAAACAATTCTACTGGTATGAAAGATCGATTAAATTATTCAGTGAGTATTTCGGAGAAAATATGTTAGTTAAAAATATCACACGTAGTGAGTATCAAAAGTTTTTAAATCAATACGCACAAGGTCACACTGATGAAACAGTAAGAAAAGTTCACGGTTGTCTTGCTAGATGTATTAGAGACGCGTTATACGATGGCTATTTGAAGAAAGACCCTACTTATAATGTAAATATCAAAGGGACTGAAAAAGCTAAAGATGAGAAATTTAAGTTTATTACGATAAAAGACTATTTAAACTTGCTAGATTATTTCAAGAAAAGAGATGAAGAAAGTTATGTTTTGCTATATCTATTAGGCATTACTGGCGCAAGATATAGCGATGTCATCAATATGACTTACAAAGACCTAAACAAAGCGAATGGCATAATTCATTTGCCTGGAACAAAAACAAAGAATTCAAAACGTGATGTAGAAGTTAATTCAAAAGATATCATGCACATAAATTCAAAATTAGCTAAAATGCCGCGTAGAATTGATGGCAAGCTATTTTCGGTTAGTCATACATCAGTAAGTAAAGCATTTAGAAAAGCAAAAGAAGTGATAGGATTAAACGATAATAATATAACTCCCTATTCACTCAGACATACGCACACATCTTACTTACTATCTAAAGGCATACCAATCGAGTATATAAGTAAACGTTTAGGTCACGCTACTATATCACAAACGTTAGACACGTATTCACATTTATTAGAAGAACATAAAAAAGAGCAAGGCCAACGTGTCAGAGAAATATTCTCTTGACACTTATTTGACACTTACTCTCTCGAAAGCCCGTCATATCAACGGTATAGTACGGAAACGGAGGGATTCGAACCCTCGCGCCGCTCTCGCGACCTACACCCTTAGCAGGGGCGCCTCTTCAGCCAACTTGAGTACGTTTCCATATGGCTCCGCAGGTAGGATTCGAACCTACGACCGATCGGTTAACAGCCG